CTCAAGACCGCCAAGGCGCATGAGGTCTGGCGGCGGCTGGGCGTCATCTCCGACGCCATGATCGCCAACGACCTCGGGGTGGACATCGAGGATGTCTACGCCCAGCGCGCCAGCGAGGCCGAGCTTCGCGAGTCCTACGGCCTGTCCGACCCGCAGTTGATGACCGCCTTTGGTGGCGGCTCGCAGCCGATGGACGGCCGGCCACAGCAGGATGAGGCCGATGATGACAACGAGGTCGAAGCGGTCACTGCTGATGTCGGGAGGTCCTGATGGCGCTCGTGGTTGATGAAAGCGATCCCTGCGCTGCGGCGGCCCAGCTTCGGCAGCTCTACTACCAGCTGGTGGCCGGCCAAGGCGCGATGATCGTGACCTTCAAGGCGGGCGTCACCGGGGTCGAGCGCTCCGTCACCTACAACAAGGCCGACCCGGCGCGCCTGCTCACCGTGATCAGGGGCTTCGAGGAGCGCTGCGCAGCCTTGAGCGGCGCTGGCGCGCGGCGCTTCGCGATCCGCGGAGGAGGCATGTGATGCCAGAAGAACACGAAGAGAATTCGCTGGTCCCGGCGCAGTCCGGGCCCATCCTGATGCACATCGCCGAGCGGGTGCTGAACCGCCCGCTGCTGATGCATCCAGCCAAGGCCGAAATCATCCTGCACGTGCTCGAGGGGCGCCTACCTCTCGGCGGGTCCGGTCTCGAGCCGCTTTCGCCGGAGGCAAACAGGTTCCTCGGCAGCAGCACGAGGCCGGACGGCCGGGAGCGCAAGTACCGCGTCCGCGACGGTACTGCCATCGTTCCGGTGGTCGGCAGTCTTGTGAACCGCGGCGGCTGGATCGGCGCCAACAGCGGGATGACCTCCTACGAGGGGCTGTCGGCGCAGTTGCGCGAGGCCGAGAGCGACCCGGACGTATCCTCGATCCTGCTCGACATCGACAGTCCCGGCGGCGAGGCCACGGGCATGTTCGCGGTGGCCGAGCAGGTACGGCTCGTCGGGCAGACCAAGCCTGTCACCGCCTTCGTCAACGATATGGCGGCCTCTGCCGCCTACGGCATTGCCAGCGCCGCCAACGAGATCGTGGTCTCGCCCACCTCGGTGGTCGGCTCCATCGGCGTGGTGATGACCCACATGGACCGATCCCGGCAGATGGAGCGGCAGGGCGTCAAGCCCACGCTGATCTACGCGGGACGGCACAAGGTCGACGGCAACCCCTTCGGACCGCTGTCCGAGGATGTGCAGGCCGATCTCCAAGCGGAGGTCAGCCGCTTCTACGACCAGTTCGTCAGCCTCGTGGATCGAGGCCGCGCCGGCATGACCGAGCAGGCCATCCGCGCCACGGAGGCCCGCACCTACATCGGCCAGGACGCCATCGAACGCGGTCTCGCCGACCGAATGGCCTCGCTCGACGAGGTTCTGAATGATCTGTCTTCAACGGCCCGTGGGGCCAACAAGAGGAGCTGGTTTGGCATGTCCAAGACCATCGAAGCCGCCCCGCAGGCTGAAATCGCGGGCATCTCTCCCGAGGCTCACGCCGCCGCTGTCGCGGCTGCCCGTGCCGAGGGGGCCGTCGCAGAGCGCGCCCGCATCAGTGCGATCCTGCGCACCGACGCTGCCGCCGGCCGCCTCGATCAGGCGCTGGCCTTCGCGCTCGACACCGAACTCGCCGCTGAGCAGGCCGTCAAGGTCCTGGCGGCTGCGCCCAAGGCCACCTCGGCCATCCCGAGCATCGCTGCCCGGGCTGCCGCCGAGGCCGAGTTCGGCGATGCCGACCCGGTGGCCGCAAACGCGAAGGAGGCTGCTGCTTCCGCCGTGTGGTCCAAGGTTCTGAGCCGGATCAACTAACCTTCCGAAACAAGGAAAAATCTCATGACCGTATTCACTGAAGGTCGCTATCCGGGCGAGTTCCTGCTCTCGGAGGCGAACGGCTCCCTGTCGCGCGAAGTCGTGACGGTGGTGAGCGGCTCTGGCGTGATCGCGCCGGGCGCCGTTCTCGGCAAGTACACTGGCGGTGCCAACTCCGGCAAGTATTCGCTTGCTCCCAACGCCGCTGCCGATCCGGATGTCGGCAACCAGACCGCTGTCGCGGTGGCGCTCTACGGCTGCGATGCCACCAGCGCCGACCAGAAGATCGTGATCATTGCTCGCGATGCCGAGGTCAATTCCAACATGCTTTCGTATGCCTCCTCGGTCGATGATGCGACCAAGAAGGCGGCGAAGGCTGCTCAGCTTGCCGCAGTCGGCATCATCGTCCGCTAATCGCGGCATCAGCTCAGGAGACAGCACACATGCTGGATATCTTCAACTCTGCCGCGTTCTCCGTGACGCGGCTCTCGCAGGTCGTGAACGAGCTCAAGTTCGCTCCCGGCCGCATCGGAGAGCTTGGCCTCTTCGAAAGCAACTCGGTGGACACCACCTCGATTGCGGTCGAGAAGAACGGCGACATTCTCTCGCTGGTTCCTCCGACCCCGCGCGGTGCGCCGGGCACCACCGTGGACAAGTCCAAGCGCGATCTGCGCTCGCTGATCATCCCGCACTTCGAACTGAACGCCGCCATCTACGCGGAAGAGGTCCAGAACGTGCGCGCGTCCGGTCAGGAGCAGGCGCTCGAGTCGGTGGTCCAGAAGGTCGCGCAGCACCAGCAGCAGCTGGTTCGCTCGATGGCCGTCACCGAGGAGCACGCGCGCATGGGCGCTGTGCAGGGCGTGGTGACCTATGCCGACAACTCCACGCTGAACCTCTTCACGGAGTTCTCCGTCAGCCAGGAAGCCGAGATCGACTTCGACCTCGACAACGCCAGCCCGGCTGAAGGCGTTCTTCGCAAGAAGTGCGCTGGCATTGTCCGTCAGGTCTCGGACATCCTCGGAGGCGTTCCCTTCACCGGGCTTCACGCGTTCTGCGGCGACAACTTCTTCGACGATCTCCTGGCCCACAAGGAGGTCCGCGAGACCTTCAAGGGTTACAATGAGGCCCAGATCCTGCGTGACGGCTATATCGGCCCGAACCGCTCGACCTACGGCATCTTCGAGTTCGGCGGCATCGTGTTCGAGAACTATCGCGGCGCCGTTGGCTCCACGGTGTTCGTCAACACCGACAAGTGCCACATCTTCCCGCTCGGCGTGCCCGGACTGTTCCGCACGGTCTATGCGCCCGCCGACTACGAGGAGACGGTCAACACCATGGGCCAGCGCCTCTACTCGCGCACGTGGCCGATGCCGAACGGCAAGGGCCGCCACATCGATGTGCAGATGAACGCGCTGCAGTACTGCTCGCGTCCGAAGGCCCTGATCAAGGGCAAGCGCACGTAATCGGTAAGGACTCACGACAATGGCTTCGCCGTTCGACGCTCTCGACGATCTCGTCTCTTCGGTTGTCCAGACGGCCTACGGCGAGGCCGCCATCCTCACGCCGCGCGTCTCGTCTCAGTATGCCGTGCGCGCGGCCGATGAGGACCGCCCCGCAGCCAATGTCTGGGGCGTCTTTTCCGCAGGCCCCGGCGACTCCCAGATCAAGGGGCAGGCGACCGGCGGCGAGTTCTCAGGCACCACGCGCCTCGGCGTGTTGCGGGCCGAGTTCTGGATGACAGCCGCCCAAGTGGCCGACCTCGGCTTTGCGCCGACCAAGGGCGACAAGATCGCATTCCCGGGCCGCACGGGCGCCCCGGTCTACTCGGTGGCGGCGATCCAGCACACCGATCTGGGCGACACCGCCCTCATTCTCGTCCGTGAGGATCAACCCGAATGAGCCTGTCCCGCCTCGCCATGCGCATCGCTGCGGCCCGCGCCGTCAAGGGAGTGACGCTGGCCGAGAACCGGGTGTTCGACAGCGCCATCGACCCCATCGACATGACCATCGCGGAGAACCGCCAGCCCATCCTGGTGGTGATGACCGATGAGCACGAGGGGATCCCGACCGGACGCGACCTGTTTCACACCGACACCTCCTGCGATCTTGTCATTGAGGCGGCCATCGCCTCCCGGGTGGAGATCGAAGGCGAGGTGACGATCACGATCCCGCACACCGATGAAGGCATGGAGCTTGTCCTCGACATGATGGAGCATCAGGTGATCGCCGCGCTCACGCGCGAGCGCACCGCCTGGTCCCGGGTCTGGATGAAGCTGGTGCCGCGCGTCAAGCGGCGCCTGTCCCGCCGCGGGGCGTCAGCCGAGAACGGGGTCCGCTTCGCCGCCCGGCAGATCGTGCTGACCTGTGACCTGATCGAGGCCCCCACCGATGGCGCCGCCATCATGGCGGGCTCGGCATGGGCCGATGTTCTTTCCGTCATGGAGGAGGATGACGCCTTGGAGCCGATTGCCGACCTCCTGCGCCTGACAATCGAGGGCGCTGAGGTTGCCGAGTGGAAGCGGGCCGCCAACATGCTCGGAATCCACATGGCGACCGCCAACGCCATTGGCCTGGGGCCGGTCCTCGACGAGGGCGACGATCCCGCCGAGCTCGGGGTCATGGTGGTGACCGGCGACATCAGCGAGACCCTCGACGACGAGGCCGCCACAGAGCAGGGCTTCCCGAATGGCGATCCGTGAGCTGGTTGAACTGGCCTCGAGGGTCGCCGAGCTTGAGCGCCGCTTCTCTGGCACCATGCGCCACGGCACGGTCGAGGAGGTCGATCCCGGCAAGCAGATCGTCCGTCTGAACTTCGGCAAGGACGTGGAAGGCAAGCCCTTCCTCTCGCCGTGGATCCCCTACGCTCAGATCGCGGGTGCGCTCAAGGTCCACACGCCCCCGTCCAAGGGGCAGCAATTCACGCTCCTCTCGCCCACGGGCGACTGGCAGCAGGCGGTCGCGCTGCCGATGACGTGGAGCGACAAGAACCAGTCTCCGTCCTCGAACGGCGACGAGAACGTCCTGACCTACGGCAACGTCCGCGCGACCATCAAGGATGACCTGACGCAGGTCGATGTCGGCGGGACGGTCCTCGAAGTCACCAGCGATCACGTGAAGATCACGGTCGGCGGGGTCACGGTCGAGATCAGCGGCGAAGGCGTTGCGATCATGGGCGGCAAGGTCACGCACGACGGAAAGAACATCGGATCGACCCACAAGCACGGGGAGGTCATGTCTGGCGGCAGCCTTACAGGCGTCCCGGCCAACTGAGGAAAAGACCAATGGCACGATACCTGATCACCGAGAAAGCCGGACGCTTCGTGGCCGGCCACCGCAACACAGGGGTCGGAACGGCCCTCGAGTTGCCGCCCTTCGCGGCAGCGCACGAGCTGAGGCTGGGCACGCTGGTGCCCGCCGATCTGGCCATGCCCGCCATCGAGGCTGTGGCTGACGAGCCCGTTGCTGACGAGCCCGTTGCGCCGCCGCCCGAGCCGCAGTTGCCGGATCCAGAGCCGGAGGCACAGGACAGCGAGGAGGCGGTCCAAGACAGCGCGCCCGAGGAGCCGGAAGCCCCGGCCGCCGCCGGCAAGCGCAAGCGCCGCAGATAACCAGCCACGAGGCAGGCCATGACCGTCAATCTCCGCGACCCGTCGGTCGGCCTCAACGCGACCACCGGCGGCATCCTGACCGGCTGGGAACACGTCATCCAGTCGCTCCGGGACATCTTCGACACCCGCTTCGGCACCCGCGTCATGCGCGAGTGGTACGGTTCCTTCGTGCCGAACCTCCTCGGCCGCCTGATCACGCCGCAGGAGGTGGTGCCCTACTTCGCTGCCATCACATCGGCCATCGAGCAGTGGGAGCCTCGCTTCCGGGTCACCCAGATCCAGGTGGTCAAGGTCACCCGCCGCGGGCGGTCTATGGCGACTTCACCCCGGCGGGTGCGAGGCGGATCGACGCCTATGCCAACCCGGACGGCATCCTGATCGAGGAAAGGCTATCCGAATGAGCCGGTTCACCGCCATCAACCTCTCGGGCCTGACGCCGCCCGACATCATCGAGACGCTGGACTACGAGGCCATCGTCACGGCGATGCGCGATGACCTGGTGGCGCGCTTCCCGCTCATCGTGGGCGTGATCGACCTCGAGAGTGAGCCCGCCCGCAAGCTGATAGAGGCCTTCGCCTACCGCGAGATGCGGCTCCGGGCGCGGGTCAACGATGCCGCCCGGGCGGTGCTGCTGGCCTCTTCCTACGGCACCAACCTCGACCATCTGGGCGCGCTGTTCGCCACGGCGCGGCAGGAAGGCGAGAGCGATGACCGCTTCCGCCGCCGCATCCAGCTGGCGCCCGAAGCCTTCTCGGTCGCTGGACCCGAAGGGGCCTACCAGTATCACGCCCTGACGGTTGCGCCGTGGGCACGGGATGTCTCGGCGGTCTCGCGCCGCCCCGGGGTGGTCCGCGTCACGGTGCTGAAAGAGGGGGCCGACCCCGCGCCGACCCTCGCCGAGCGCGAGACGATCCGGCTCCACCTCAAGAGCGAGCCGATCAGGCCGCTCACCGATGTGGTCGAGGTCGTGGCACCAATCATCCGGAGAACCCGGATCGTTGCCCGGCTCACCCTTTACCCGGGCCCGGACGGCGAGGTCGTGCGCCAGCGCGCGCTCGCCGCCGTCACCGCATGGGTCGAGAAGAACCGCATGCTCGGCATGAACCTCCGGCGCTCAGCGCTCTTTGCCGCGCTGCACCAGGAGGGCGTCCACTCGGTCGACCTAGTCTCGCCCGCCGATGATCTCGTGCTGGATGT